GGTGGTATTGGTGTTGGATTAGTTTTACCAGGTGGATATATTAATGGTGCACCAACCGGTTCTAAAAACGAAATTATAGGTGAAATTGAAAATGATGTAAACGAATTTATAACACAATATTTTAATGAAGGTATTTCTGAATCAAAAGAAAACTCAATAAATCATTTTGTAGAATATGCAACTAAAAAATTAAAGTTAAACGAAACTCCAAAAATTACTTTATTAAGTGGCAGAGAATATTCATCGGCCAAAACCTCTTTAGGTGGGTACAATCCTATGTCTAAAGAAATATATGTTGCAATAGAAGGTAGATTAACGGCAGACATACTTAGAACTCTTGCACATGAGATGGTTCATAGAAAACAAGATGAGTTAGGTTTAGTAAAAGATGAGGTTAAGGATGGTGCAACAGGTTCTCCAATAGAAAACCAAGCTCATGCGGTTGCCGGTATCTTAATGAGAAACTATGGTAAAATAAATAAACAAATTTATAACGAAAGTATCAATATAGATGTTGATAAAGGTGATACCGTATTGATGGGAAAATTCAAAAATAAAAAAGTTGTTGTAAAAGATATTGGAAAGGATGACTACGGAATGCCAACAATAAATGGTAAGAAAGCAGCAACATTTAGATTGGGTGACAAAGGGCAAAACATATTCAAAAAGGAAATTGATGAAGTAGGTGAAGGTTCATCAAAACCATATTCTTTTACTCAAAGAGAAAACCAAAAAGATAATAAAGTTTACGCATTTACTACCACTTCAAAAGAAGAATATAAAGTTGAGTTTGATTATAAAGATTTACGTGATGCTTGGGAAATGGAGTTTGATATATACTTTGGTTCAGGTGATGAGGTTGTAAATAAAGGAGAGATATATTCCGTAATGGCAACTGTAACTAATATAGCATTAGATTTTATTAAAAAAGTAAATCCTAAAATAATATATTTCAGAGCTGCGAAAAACTTTAATAATGATAATAGACGTGAAAAACTTTATTTGGCTTATATAAAAAAACAACTCCCTAATTGGATATTAGGTAAACACTCCGATTTAACTACATTGACTAACCCTAAATATAAAAATCAACCAACTTTATCAGAAGGATTACTTTTAGAAGGTGGAGCATACGGACATATGGCACATCCATTTGATGATATGGATTTAACATTTGGTGATTTAAAAGATATTATTTCAAAAGCACTTAATGGTGATTTAGGAGTAGTTAGAGAAAAAACTGACGGACAAGCTTTAGCAATAAGTTGGAAAAATGGTAGATTGATTGCCGCTAGAAATAAAGGTAATTTAGCAAACGCAGGGGCAAATGCAATGGGAATAGAAGATGTTGCATCAAAGTTTGGTGGTAGAGGTGGTTTAACCGATGCATACAATTTTGCAATGAGAGATTTATCTGCAGCAATAAGTGGTTTATCCGATGCACAAAGAAAAAAGATATTCAACGAAGGAAAGTGTTTTATGAATTTGGAAGTGATATGGCCTACATCGGTTAATGTTATTCCTTATGGTCAGGCATTGTTGGTATTTCATAATACAACTTGTTATGATGAAAAGGGAACAGCAATTGGAGCAGATGGTGCAGCAGCTGGAACTTTAGCAGGAATGATTAAGCAAATAAATGCAGATGTTCAATCTAAATACACAATACAAGGCCCTCCAATAACCGAAATACCAAAAAATGAAAATTTAAGTTCTAAACAAACTAAATATATTTCTAAATTAAAAAAACTTCAATCAGAATTTGGATTAAAAGATTCGGATAATGTTGCGGATTATCATCAAAGCTGGTGGGATTGGTGGATTACATCAAACGCACCGGTTAAAGTTGATAAACTTACAAAAGAATCCCTAATTAGAAGATGGGCATTTGGAGATAAGTCACTTAGATTAAATACAATATCAAATTTAGAACTACAAAAATGGGCAATTGACCATGATAAAGTAAATGTTGCAAAACAACAAAAAGACAACATCAAACCATTTGAAGAAATATTTTTAGGAGTAGGTGCAGATGTATTAGAATTTGTTGGAAGTGTGTTAACTGTACATCCTGAAAAAGCAATTCGTTCAATGAAACAAAAATTTAAACAAGTTGCATCCCAAGTTAGAAGTGGTGGAAGTCCTGCACAAATACAAAAATTAAAATCTGAATTAGAAAGATTAAATCAATTGGGTGGTATTAATAAAATAGTTGCAAGTGAAGGATTGGTATTTTTTTATAATGGTAAAACATATAAACTTACAGGTACTTTTGCACCCCTAAATCAGATACTTGGTATTTTTTACTCTTAATTTGATATATATTATAATAATAAACAGTTACAAAAAGGAAGATTAGTATGGCAAAAAGAAAAAGTTTTGATGAAAAAGCAAAGGGAATACATAAATCTCGTAAACTCATCATTGACACGGTTTTTGGAAGAACCGATAACACTCAAAGAGTATTTGGTTACGATGGTGAAGTAAAAGAAAAAAGAGAAGTCGGTGAAAAATGGACTGACAAAGAGGGTAAAGAATGGGAACAACAAGAAGGATTTGTTTCTGCGGTTACCCAAATGGACGACATTAGAAAGTATTTGGATAAATTAAATACTTGTAGTAATTCCGATTGTCCAACAACAAAACCATCTATGGCCGACAAACGATTAATTCGTAAAACAGGCCTTTGTATAGTTTGTTTGGCAAAACAAGAAACGGAATTAAAAATGGATGGAACTTACCCATTTTATGAAGATTATAAAATAACTCTTAATAAATTGGGATTTGTTAGAGATACAAAGGCACAATATGAAGAAGCCTTATTGGGTATTAAACAACAAATAGAACAAGTTACGGAAGATGGTAGAGTTGAAAAGTGGACATGGGATATTGATATTGAAAAAGTAAAAGCAGACTTAAGACAAGATATTGATGGTGCATATAACGCAATAGAAGAATTGTTATTAAGAAAAATAGAATTAGAAAAAAAATTGGTTGAGTTAAATCATCCAGAGTTAATAAAAAAATAAAAATTATGAAAAAATTATTAAATTTAAAAAACATCGCAATCGCGGTATTGGTTGTAATCGTATTATTGGAATATTTTAACCCAGGTGGTAAAATGCCAGGTAGAAAAATTATCATTGAAGGAAAGGCATATGAAGTTATTAAACATGATATTGACACAATTGATATCGTTAAAACTAAAGTGGTAACTAAAAAAGGTGAAGACATTTATCATGAAACAATTAAAGAAGTAATTATTCCTACAATTGTAGATACTCAAGCTTTATTACAGGATTTCTTTGCAAAGAACATTTACAAAGATACATTACAATTACCAGATAGTTTAGGTACAATTGCAATGATTGATACTATTACTCAAAATAAAATATTGGGTAGAACTTTCAATGCAAGTGTTAAACAAAGAACTATCAAAGAAACTACAATTGTAAAAGAGTTACCAAAGACTAAACTATTTTATGGTTTTGAAGGTGGGTTCAATAAAGCAGATGTAGTATCTCATTTAGGATTTGGTGTTTTGGTTAATACAAAAAAAGATAAGATGTTTCATTTAGGATTGGGAGTTGCAAATAGAACAACCGATGGTACAAGTGGAGCATTGTCACCTTATATTGGTGGTGGTGTATATTGGAAATTGAAACTTAAAAAATAATGGGAGTTCAAGGGCAACCTAAGAAAACCTTAAAAGAGATAATTGCTGAAGAATATCGCAAGTGTGCGTTAGACCCAATTTACTTTATGAAAAAGTATTGTGTCATTCAGCATCCGGTGAGAGGAAAAATTCCCTTTCACCTTTACCCTTTCCAGGAAGATTGTTTAACGGACTTCAAAGAAAATAGATTAAATATTATTCTTAAATCCCGCCAATTGGGATTATCAACTCTTTCTGCAGGATTTATTTTATGGAAGATGTTATTCAACCAAGACTTTAATGCATTGGTAATTGCAACGAAAGTGACTGTGGCAAAGAATCTGGTAGAGAAGGTAAGAGTAATGCACGACTTACTTCCTGTTTGGTTGAGAGATGGTGGTAATAGTTCGGTAGAAGATAACAAACTTTCCCTTAAATTAAAAAATGGTTCACAAGTAAAAGCAATCGCAAGTTCTCCAGATGCAGGTCGTTCGGAAGCCCTATCACTATTAGTTGTAGATGAAGCGGCATTCATTAGAGATATTGATGAAATTTGGTTATCGGCACAATCTACATTGTCAACGGGTGGTTCTGCAATTGTATTATCTACTCCTAATGGTGTGGGTAATTGGTTTCATAAAATGTGGGTAGAAGGAGAAAGTGGTGCAAATGGATTTAATAATATTAATCTTCATTGGACTGTTCATCCTGAAAGAAACCAATCTTGGAGAGATGAACAAACTCGTATCTTAGGAGTAAAAGGAGCATCTCAAGAGTGTGATTGTGATTTTGTTGGTTCAGGTGATACAGTAATTGACCCAGCATTATTAACATGGTATAAAGACACCTATGTTATGGACCCGATTGAAAAAACTGGGTTTGACGGAAATTATTGGAAATGGGAACATCCTAATTATAATAGAGCATATATGGTAGTTGCCGATGTCGCTAGAGGTGATGGTTCGGATTACTCTACATTCCAAGTAATTGATATTGAAGATAGTTCACAAGTTGCAGAGTATAAAGGTAAAATTGAAACGAAAGATTTTGGAAACTTTTTAGTAGCAGTTTCAACTGAATGGAATAATGCATTACTAATCATAGAAAACTCAAATGTAGGATGGGCAACTATTCAACAAGTTATAGATAGGGGATATGGAAACTTATTCTATATGAGTAATGACTTAAAATACATAGATGTTGAAAAACAAATGTCTAATAAATTTTATAGAGATGAAAAGAAAATGGTTGCAGGATTTGGAACAACAATAAAAACAAGACCACTTATTATTTCTACATTAGATACATACATAAATGGTAAAGATATTTTAATTCGTTCTCAAAGATTAATAGATGAATTATTTACATTTATTTGGAATGGTGGTAGAGCAGAAGCAATGAAAGGATACAATGATGACCTTACAATGGCCTTAGCAATTGGACTTTGGGTTCGTAATACAGCTCTCCGTTTAAAACAAGAAGGTATTGATTTAACGAAAACAATGTTAAACTCAACTCAAATTAGTCAATATACCGGATTCGTATCAACAGGCCATTTGAAACAAAATCCATATGAAATGGAAGTTGGTAGAGGTGAAACCGAAAACCTAACTTGGTTACTTCGTTAAAATTTATATATTTATATGTTGATATGGTAGAATCCAAAAACATACACAAAGAAGACCTAAATAAATGGTTTAAAGAAAAATGGGTAAACATCGGCAAAAAGGTTGATGGTAAGCACCCACCATGTGGAACTTCAGGAGAAAAAAAGGGTTATGCAAAATGTGTTCCTGCAGCAAAAGCAGCTGGAATGAGTAAAAAAGAAAAAGAAAGTGCAACTCAAAGAAAAAGAGCTGCACAAAATAAAGCAGGTAGAGGTGGTAAAAATAGTAGTGGACAAGGTAAAACACCAATATATGTTTCTACTAAACCAAAAAATGAAGAATGGAGTGATAAATATAAAAGTAGTATAGATTGTAATAATCCAAAAGGTTTCTCTCAAAAAGCACATTGTCAAGGAAAGAAAAAAAATGAAGATATGAATATAGAAGAAAAACTAAATTTATTTTTAGAAAAGAATTGTCCAACTGACCCGGCTAAATGGTCGGCATCTAAATCTGCAGCAAAAGCTAAATTTGATGTATATCCATCTGCATACGCAAACGGATGGGCTGCAAAAAATTATAAAGGTAAAGGTGGTGGTTGGAAAACTTGTAGTGAAAATGTAATAAGTGAAGTAACGGGTAGAGAAGCAAAAGAAATTGCTAAATTGACGGGTACACGTGATAGTATCGTACAAAAATTTATAGATGATTTTAATTTGAATGCTAAAAACCTTTTTAACTTTATAGCTAAAGGAAAAGAAAAAGTTAGAAAAGATTTCGCAACTGCAATGTCAAGTAGACCTGGTAATAAATATCAAGGTGATTTTGTAGGTATGTTTGGAGAGGGTGTAGTAAACGAAGCTTGTTGGGAAGGATATAAACAAGTTGGTGGTAAAATGAAAAATGGTAAAATGGTTCCAAATTGTGTTCCTATAAGTGAAGATATAAATTCTGATGATGATGTAAACTATGGTTTAGTTGAACCAGAAGAATATGATGTTGAAGATGAGGATATGGAAGATTTTATTTCTTTTATGAGAAGTTACGCAAAAGATTTAAATGAAGCCGGTTGTCCTTGTGTATTTGAAGCAGAATATCAAGGTAGAGAAGTTAAGTTAGGCAAACCAATGCAAGGTGATATTAAGAAATTTAAAGTGTATGTAAAGAACCCTGCAGGAAATGTTGTTAAGGTAAACTTTGGCCAAAAAGGAATGAAGATTAGAAAATCAAACCCAGCAGCTAGAAAATCATTTAGAGCAAGAATGAATTGTGATAGTCCAGGACCAAGACATAAAGCAAACTACTGGTCTTGTAGGAAATGGTAATATTTGGAAATACCAAATATTTTCCGTATATTTAGAAAAATAGAATTATATAAAAATGGCAGATAAATCAATATTTAGTAGGTTACAGAAATTATTTTCAACAAACACTATTGTTCGTAAAACGGAAGATGGTGTTAAAGTCATTGACACCGATGAGTGGCAAAATATGACCACAAACTTAGTTGACCGCTTTATGAAAATGAAAGTGACTAACTATGGTACAGGACAAACGGCATCATCAATGGCATATCAACAAGTTAGAATTGATTTGTTTAGAGATTATGATTCAATGGACTCAGACCCAATTCTATCATCGGCATTAGATGTTTATTCAGATGAGTGCACGGCTAGAAATGAAATGGGTAATGTTTTAAAAATTCATCATGAAGATGACCAAATAAAACAATTATTAGAAAATTTATTTTACGATATATTAAATGTAGAGTTTAACTTATGGCCATGGACAAGGAACTTAGTTAAATATGGTGATTTCTTTTTACAATTAGAAATAGCAGATAAATTAGGTATTGTAAATGTAATGGCCTTATCAACATACGAAGTTAGTAGAGTTGAAAACTTTGACCCAGAAAATCCACAAAGAGTTAAATTTATATACGCACCATATCAAAACCCATCAGGTGGTTATGGTCAAACTCCAAAAAAAGAATTTGAAAACTATGAAATAGCACACTTTAGATTAAATTCAGATTCAAACTTTTTACCTTATGGAAAATCAATGATTGAAGGTGCAAGAAGAGTTTGGAAACAATTGATGTTAATGGAAGATGCTATGTTAATTCATAGAGTAATGAGAGCTCCTGAAAAAAGAATATTCAAAATTGATGTAGGTAATATTCCCCCAAATGAAGTGGATAACTACATGCAAAAAATTATCAATAGTTCTAAAAAAGTTCCATTTGTAGACGAAAGAACCGGTGATTACAATTTGAAATACAATATGCAAAACCTTATTGAAGATTATTATATGCCGGTAAGAGGTAATGATAATGGTACTTCAATTGATACTCTAAAAGGTTTAGAATACAATATGATTGATGATATTAACTACTTAAAAGGTAAGTTAATGGCAGCATTGAAAATTCCAAAAGCATTCTTAGGATATGAAGAGGATGTAAATGGTAAAGCAACACTTGCAGCACAAGATGTTAGATTTGCAAAAACAATTGAAAGAGTACAAAGAGTATTGATTTCAGAATTGACTAAAATAGCAATCGTACATTTATATACACAAGGTATTACCGATGATAGATTGACCGATTTTTCTTTAGAACTTACAATACCATCTAAAATTTACGAACAAGAACAAGTTGAGTTATATACTTCTAAAGTAGCATTAATTCAATCAATGCAAGCGACTAAAATGTTCTCAAAAGAATGGATGTATGAATCCGTAATGAAACTTGCAAAAGATGAACAAGATACAATGTCATTACAGGTATTGGAAGATACAAAACAAACATTCCGTCTAACCTCAATTGAAACACAAGGTGTAGACCCCGCGAACGAAACGGGTACCGATGAACCAACCAATGTAGAAGAAGAATTGAATAGACTTAAATCGGAATTAGAAGAAGAAGACAAAGGTGGCAGACCAAAAGACCCCGTTAGATATGGCAAAGATGACCATCCACAAGGTAGAGACCCATTGGGTATTAAGACTCTTAAACAAAAAGAAGGTTCAGTAAAATTTAAATCAAGAGATTCTTATTTAGAAATATTTAAAGATATGGATGGTAATAAAAAAACAATTTTAACAGAGAATTTAACAAAAGAGTAATAAACTAACATAAAAGTATATTTATATCTGATTAATAATATCAATTGATGAAAAAAATAAAGCATTCAAAATTTAAAAATACAGGATTTATATTTGAATTATTAGTAAGACAAATTACAGCTGAAATCATGTCTGAAAATAAATCTGTAGCTGAAAGGATTTTAAAAGAACATTTTAATTCAAAAAAAGAATTATCAAAAGAATTGAAATTGTATCAATATCTTATTAATGAAAAATATAATTCTGAAGCTAAAGCTAATCAGTTTATCAATACAATATTAGAAGCTCGTAAAAGATTAGACGAGAAAAAACTTACAAAAGAAAAATACAATCTTATAAAGGAAATTAAAGAAACTTATAATTTGGATGAATTTACTAAATCATCTATCTCTAATTATAAAACACTTGCATCCATTTATAAAATATTTGAAACTGTTTTAACCGATGAACAATATGACCCAACGGATGTAGTTAGTTCTAGATTTACTATTGCAGAAAACATCATCAATTCTTCTATTCAAAATAAAGAAGTAAAAGTAAAAGATGCAGTTTTAGAAGAATATAGAAAACAAGATGACGATTTAAGGGCTGTTTCTTATAAATTATTGGTTGAATCATTTAATAACAAATATAGTAATCTTACAAATGACCAAAAGGGATTATTAAGAGAATACATTAATAATATCAATAATACTGGTAAATTAAGTGAATATGTTTCTGCAGAGGTAACTAAATTGGTTGAAGGATTAAAAGAAATTAGTTATAAAATTTCTGATAAGGTTACAAAAATTAAACTAACGGAAACAATTTCAAATATTAAAAAAATTAAATCTGTTAAAAAGATTAAAGAACAGCATTTGTCAGCAATGATGATGACTTATGAATTATTAAGTGAATTAAAACAATCGTTAAAAAAATAAAAAATGACAAATTATAGAATTTTCAAAGTTAGTACATTCACATCGGGTAGTTCCGTTACTAAAATAGGTAGACATGATACGACTGGGAATTATGATAAAGCTTGGGGTATATTGTTGCCGGTTGGTATAGCTACAACAGGTAGTGTATCGGTAGAAGGTGGTGGTACATTATCTCTACAAACACTAATACCAGGCCAAGTGTATCCGTGTCATCCAGTAGGAATTCAATTATCCGCAGGAACTGCATCCGTATTATCATAATAAATTTATAAAAATGCCAGCAGTATCTAAAGCACAACAAAAATTTATGGGAATGGTTCACGCCGCTCAAAAGGGTGATATGGAAAATCCATCTCCTGAAGTTTCTAAAGCAGCCGATTCAATGTCTGACAAAGATGCTAAAGATTTTGCATCAACATCTCATAAAGGATTACCTGATAAAAAAACAGAACAAATCAACAAACTTAAAGAAATCATTCGTAATATGATTAGAGAAAGAATGATTGATGAAATGAATACAACTGGTAATATTGAAGGATATAATACTCCATATGCATTTACTGGTAAAGATGGTGAAAAGAAAAAAGCCAAAAGACAAGCAGACCTTACTGGATATAGTGTAGTAAGTGAAAATAGATGGTTAGCATTAAAACAAGATGAATCAACTGCACAATCTAAAATAGGTAGAGGTATATCTAACATCAATAAACAATTAAGAGAAATGGAAAGATTTCTTAATTGGTATGGTAAGATTAAAAATGAAAGTGGTGTTAGTAATAAATCTTATTGGAAAAGGACAAATAGTCATATTTATAGTATACAAGAGAGATTATTAAAATTAGACCAAAAAATCAGACAAATTTCAGAATAATGAAACATAAAGAATTAAAAGAACTTATTAGACAAGTCGTAAAAGAAGAAAGTGATTACCAACAAATGTTTAAACATATGTTAGATAAGACAGGTAAGTCATTGGGAGATATGTCTGATGATGAAAAAAAAGTATTTTTTAATGCAGTAGATAAAGCATCCAAAGCAAAGTCTGAAGGTAGATTGACAGGATACAATGAAGCAGAATTAACAGCAGGTCAAAAGAAAATTGATGTTGATGGTGATGGTGAAATTGAAGGAAGTGATTTAGCAGCATTAAGAAATAAAAAAGAAGAAAACATAAACGAAGCAAGAGATGCTGAGGGAAATGAGTTTCCTGAATTAGATGATGTTAAAGCAGCTATCAAAAAAATGATTCAAAATGATGCCGTTGAAAAACTTTTAAAAAATAAAGTTATTTCATATTTGCAAAAAGAAAAAAGATTTGATGGTGCAGGTAATACAAATAGTATGAGATTGTATGATAAAGCAATAAACGATTTACTTAAAAATTAATAAAATAAATGAGTAAAGGATTATTGATAGAAACACATTTGTTTGAGGCAAAACTTCAGCAAGAAGAAAATGGAACTTATTTAGTTAAGGGAATTTTGCAAAGAGCAGGTGCTCCAAATCAAAATAATAGAAGATATCCTAAAGAAATTTTAGAGAGAGAGTGTAACAAATATCAACAACTTATTAAAGAAAGAAGAGCTTTAGGTGAATTAGACCATCCTGAATCTCCTGTTATTAATTTAAAGAATGTATCACACAACATTAGAGAAATCTATTGGGAAGGTGATGATGTATGTGGAGTAGTAGAAATACTTTCAACACCATCTGGAAACATTTTAAAAGAGTTATTAAAGAACAACATTCGTTTAGGTATTTCATCTAGAGGATTGGGTTCGGTAAAAGAATTAAGAGATGGTACTGTAATGGTAGCAGAAGATTTTGAATTAGTAGGTTGGGACTTTGTATCTAACCCATCAACACACGGAGCATTTATGGCACCTTTACAGGAGTCAAAACAATGGG